TGCAGGATGGGTGTGCTATGATATGAATGAATTTAATGACAACGATCCCGAAATCGTTGAGATTCCCGCTGGAAACCTTGCTGTTTGATTGACATGACGAAACACGAAATGGAAGCACAACAAATCGCCCAAGAGTTTTGGGAGATGATTGAATCTGAAGCAGCAGAGCTTGAGGTTACTGTTGATTACTATCTTGAAGAGTTCTTCTGTTCGTGATATAATCTATGAGTAATCCATCGGAGAAAATGACCAAGTTTTTCTACATCGTTGACCACTATGTTCCATTTCCTTCTAGTGAATATGGTGGCATTTGGAATGTAATTGCGGAGGATGATGATGAGTGTTTCGATCTCATCACCAACACAGATAACGGTGATTTTAATAGTCAATACTATGGAAATCTCCGTGAAAACATTCTGAAGTCGCGTACTTATGCGCTTTCAGAAGATCTTGAGTCCCAAGTTGTTGAGGAATTTACAACATGAGTGAAGAAGTATCATCGAGTCGTAAAGCATCAGCAGTTATGAAAACTGTATCAGGCAAATTGTCTGATGTGATTGCTACTTTGGGGTGGGACTGTTATGATGATGTAGTCGTGGAGATTGGTGGCACTGTTGTTAGTGGCATCCATCAAGGTGAGGACTACAACAAAAAGTGGGCTACACCTTATGGTGTTCGCAAGTACAACAAAGATGCATTTATTGTTATCAAGAACCGCACACGTTCTCCCTTTGAACCATCACAACCAAACCCAGATCTGAAGGCACACCATGCAACCTGACATGACAATCTCTTGGGATCAACATCTCAAGAGTGGAAATGTGTGGCAAGTTGAGGTAGAACTTGCCATGCAAGGTGGTGAAACTGACGAACAACTTTACTACACTGTTGCAGTTGATGTAGTGGCATCCACACCTGAACTTGCACAGTATATTGTCACTACGATGTATCCAGATTATGCCTCAGTCTCTGTCCCAGATGAACCAGCTCGAACTGCCACCTGATTTTTGTCATGAACCACCAGAAGGATACAAATATGAAGTGGAGCAGCACCGACGAAACATGGTTTCGATTTGGTTGCGTTTCCCTCATCGTTTTTCTTACTGCGATCATGCTCCTAGGACAATCTGGGGATTCTACGATACAAAAAAGAAAGTATATTGTGCCCCCATCAACTCCATCAAGCACGGAAATCAGGTAGACATTTCTAGTACCCGTGCCTATACTGCTATGCAGTTAAACCTCAATCCGTTGGAGGCTGCACTTTATGGATGATCCTCAGGTTGATGATTATGTTCGTTGGGGTAATATAGAGGGATGGGTATATTTCAAGGATCCAAATCATTATATTACAATAGAGATTGGAGTAAGACCTAAACCAAACTGTGAATATACCCGTGAAGAGAAACACAAATACATTCACACTCTTGTTTGTTGCTTCCCCTGGGATTGGAATGAATTAGAATACATTCACACTAGAAAGAACAGATATGGTAAAACTTTGGAGGATATGGAAGTATTCATTAGGCAGCTTTAGTGATGACAAGACAGAACCTTATGATAATTACGTTGCTATCATACGCACCAGTATTTTTATTAGTTACATGGTCACTAACACTTTTATCATATTTGGAGTAATCAGACACTGGAATGATGTACCAAGTCAACTACATGAAACCAAAGAAGAAAGGTTATTCAAAACAATCAGCAACCTTCATGAAGATTGAAGATGCTGTATTTTGGGAGGAACATGTAAAGAAGAACCTTAATGCGGTGGACACTACGATTACTGTCCACTAACTTGACACAGACCACCAATTCCGTGTATATTAACAGAGTCAAACAAATGAGTGACATGAGTTACACCCTGGAACAGTTCGAGCAAGACAAGCAAACACTTTTGAACTTGATTGCTGACTGTGAGGAACTCGAAAAGAGAGAAAACGGTGATGAGTATTTCATCACCTGCGACGAATTTGCTCAAACTAAATACACTGTCTGATGAACACTTCCACTGTCAACGTCTTGCCGCATCTTCAAGAACTTCGTGATACTTGGAGGCAGCAGAATTTTACCTTCACTAAAGATCAGCAGGATCAATATGATATGCTGATGCAAGCCCGTCGCGAACGTGTTCGGTGGTTTTATGAGACCAATCGAGTGCAAGTTGGCCCTAAAGTTGTTAAAAAAGTAGAAGATACAGAAACAGAACAAGAATGATATTACCCTCCTCAATTAGAAACTGCAATAGAGACATGCTCAAAGGAAACTTTAATGTTTCTTTTGTGTATGTCTTTACGAACATTTTTAATGGTAAAATGTATATTGGTTTTCATGTTTCTAAAGAGGGTGATAACTACTGGCACAGTTCAACGTGCGAAGAGTTTGGTTTAGCATTTAATAAAACTGAACCTACTTTTGATTATGAAATTATTGCTGTTGGCACTCCCAAACAAATGCAAAACAAAGAACATGAACTGTTGACTGAAGTCAACGCAAAAAGCAATCCAGATTACTACAACAAGTCAAACGGAATCCCTGCTTACAAAGAAATTCGTTATGCTAAATGTGAAGAATTTGTCCGCAAATTCAAGGCAGGTGAATTTGAAGAACAAAATGAATTGATCTCAGAACTTGTAAAACTTGAGAGACTTCAAGTTAGGTTTACTGATGATTCAAAACATATCACAGAAATTGCCGACCTGATTAAAGAAGCAGGTGGAGATACTTCAAAATGTAGCACAATTCTTCTCTGGGGTGAGGGAAGTCATAGAAAAGTTGGTGATGGAAATCATACTATTTCAGGTGCAGAAAAAGCAAAACATGCTAAGACTCTCAGAACTGTAAGTATAAAAGATGAAGATCATGACTTCACTCTTGCTGAGAAAAAACATATTGGACGTATTCTGAATAGAAATAATGATGGAATTATCAATAAGTACACAGACATCCAGGATGGTGCGAAAGCACTTTTAGAAAGAGAATTAGAATGTGGAATTAAAGTTGATGACTATCAAGATAATTTTGAATACTTGAAAATTCTTGGGTTTGATACAACCAAAAGAAAAAAGGCAGTTATTAAGGCAGCCTTACAACTCAAAAAAGATCGAGTTCTAGAACAACAAGGACGGAAGTGGATTGACTGGGGAGTAAAAGTATATAAAGATAAATTAGAACAAAAAGTATCAGACCGAAAAGACAGGAATACTATTTGTTTTTCGATGTCTTCTGGCATGACTAACAAGTTTTGGCCAAATTTGATGGAACACTTGTTCAATACTGATCTTAATGAACAAAAACCATATATCGATATTCTTATCACTCATCCAACCGTAGCACATGAAAAAGCATGGGTCAGTGATTTTTGGCCTTTGACAAATCAACATGTAGAAAAACTTTTCAAATCTATGGGAAAAGTTCCTATTTTGGATGATAAGGGTAAAAAAACTGATGTAGAAGTTTATAGGAGAGTGAGAATCATTTATATGGATACAGAAATCTCTGACGGATCCAATTCTTGAACCGTCCACAACCCCTTGACTTTCGGGTCAGGGGGTTTTATATTATATTCATCAAACAAATACGAATGACCATCACCCTTCGTCCGCATCAGGAACGCATCTTAGATCGTATGCTTGCATACAACAAAGGTCAGGTGATTGTTCCCACTGGTGGTGGCAAAACTCTGACGATGATTGTTGATACTAAGCGTCGTCATGATGTTATCAACAACGGCACTACAACAGTTGTTGTAGCTCCCCGTATTCTGCTGGCAGAACAACTGTGCAGCGAATTTATGGAGGTGATTGATCCTAACAACAGTGATCCTTATCTGCATGTGATGCACGTTCACAGTGGTGAAACTCACTACACTAGCACCACGAATCCCGAAAAGATTAACGTGTATGCAAACTGTGCCCGTAACATGGGTGAGAACTGCATCATCTTTACCACATATCATTCTCTACATCGTATCGTAGAGGCAGATATTGAGGTGAATACTATTTACTTTGACGAGGCACACAATAGTGTCCAACGCAATTTCTTCGCTGCTACAGAGCATTTTAGCGGGGTCTCAGAGCGTTGTTACTTCTACACTGCAACCCCCAAACATTCTCTGGCTGTGAACAAACCAGGCATGAATTGGGGTGACGTTTATGGTCAGGTTCTCGTAAATGTTCCTGCTCCTGAGCTAGTTGATGGTGGGTATATTCTTCCTCCCAAAGTTGTAGTGAAGCAACTGCCTTTGAT